TGGTTCCAGGAACGGCCACTTGGACAGCCACAGGGGGACGTCCTCGCCTTCGTTTTCCATGGGGTGCTCCTATGCGTACTGGCGGCGTTGCGGGTCGAGGGCCATGCCGAGCAGGCCGCCGCCCTTCGACGGTTCCGGCTGCGGGGCGCCATCCTTGCGGCAGACCTTCGCGTCCGGGTCGTAGTCGGGGGTCTGCCAGCTGTAGCCGTCGGGGCAGGACTGCCCGGGCGGCCCCTGCTCGCCTTGGGGGCCTTGCTCCCCTTGCGGTCCGGCCGGGCCAGTGTCGCCCTTCGGGCCCTGCGGACCTGCCGGTCCTGCCGGGCCAGTGGCGCCCGGCTGGCCAGGTGCACCGCTCGCGCCAGCAGCACCAGGCTGCCCGTTGCTGCCGCTTGCACCCGGTGAGCCCGATGGGCCGGGCGAGCCAGCCACCCCGGGCGGCCCCGACGGGCCGGGCGGTCCGGGGATCGGCACCGGCACCTGAGCGCGCGACGAGAGTGATGGCACAGCCTTCGTCGGATCCGGTGCGACCGGAGTTCCCCCCTTGGCCGTGACCTGCTGGCGCAGTGCCCGCACGTCCCCCGCCAACGTGCTGACCGCTGAACCCCGAAGGTCCGCCTCCGCTGCCAGCTTGTCCGCGCGCTGCTCCGCGCGCCGGGCCTCTTCCCGCCCTTGGACGTACACGAGGAGGACCGCGCCGCCCAGGATGAGGAGCGCGGCCACAATCCACAGCAGAATGCGCCGCTGGTACAGGGCATGCTGGGCGCGCGTCACGGGTCACCCCCGAGCTGCTGCACCAAGAGCTTCAGCCGACTGTTCTCCGCCCGTTCCGTCGCCAGTTCCAGGCGCACCTGCGCCAGTTCCGTGCGCAGCTCCTTGCGTTCCTCCTGAAGTTGGTCAGTCAAGCTGTTGTATCCGCCGATGACTCCGCCCTCCCGTTGGGCCCGCCCCGCGGCTCGGGAGCCGTACATGGCTGCCGCGCCGGCCACGGGCCCTCCGATAAGAGCGGCTATCGCCGTGACCATGGCGGCGTCCATGCCACCTCCGAGCCGCTTACGTGGGGCAGGATCAGACGCCCTGAGGCGGAACGGCTGCGGGTGCTCCCCCGGTGGACGTGGCCCGTTCGATGCCGGGTGCGATCCCCGACGGGCGCCACAGGGTGTGGTACGTGGCGCCGATGACGATGACCGCCAGGAGGACGCAGGAGACGATCGTCCGGCCGTGGAAGGAGTCGTTGAAGTAGGCGGTTCCGAGCCCGTCCAGGGCGGCGACGAGCAGCATGAACAGACCCTTCACGGCGCCGCTCCATCTCGGCTGGTTGACGACGGCGATGATCGGCGGCAGGACGACAGCGAGAGCCGCGGCCCACAGCTCGGGGTTCGACAGAGGCATGGTGTGCTCCTTAGCTCTGGGCGTCGGTGACGTCGACGCTGACCTTCACCACCGCGTCCGCGATGGCCTTCTGTACGGCCGCCACGACGGTGTCCGTGTCCACTCCCGAGCCCACCAGCTTGGCCAGCGCGGCGATCGCCGCGGACTGCGCGGCCTCCTGCTTGCCCAGCTGCTGGAGGCGCTGGTCGATGCCCTTGAGGTAGCTCTGCGGCTGCCAGGTCGGGTTCGTCTTCCGATCCGCGGCGTCGGCCGGCGCGGCGATGTCGTCGATCTTCCAGACGGCGTCGTGGATCTGCTGGGGGGTGAAGCCCGCCATGGGGTCCTCCTCGATGTGGCCGGCCCACGCAGCGAGCGCGGCCCGGTCGGGAAACGCGGCGACGTCGTGGTCCACGCCGCCTGCGGTGCTGTACTGGTGGAAGGTCCACTTGGCCTTGATGCCGGGCTGTCCGGCCGGGACACCGCCGGTGGCGATCCATAGGAAGTCGCCGCAGTTGCCGGTCTGGTCGACGTGGAGCCAGTAGTCGGTGTTGCAGTACATGCCGACCCGGCGGCCGGGCATCTTGCCCTTGACGTACTTCAGCCAGGCGTCGCGGTAGGCGAGCATGCGGGAGTGGGGCACGGTTCTGTTGGCGCTGTCGTAACCCTCCCAGTCGAGGACGATGATGTCCCCGGGTGCCCACTTCACCTGGCTCAGGAAGTAGTCGGCCTCGGCCTTCGGGTCGTTGGCCATGTGCGGGTAGTGGTAGGCGCCCCATACGAGGCCCGCAGACTTCGCCCGGTCCCGCTGCTGCGCCCACCGCGGGTTGACGTAGGAGAGGCCTTCGGTGACCTTCGTGAACACGAAGTCGAGGCCGGCCATGCTGTACGTCGCCGACTGGTAGGCGGAAACGTCGATGCCGTGGATCACGTCAGGCTCCGTTCACGTGGTTGTCGAGCGCCCACGCCTGCATCAGACCGTCGATCTGTCGGGCCAGAACAGTCGCCTGAACCAGGCGAGGATCCGCAGCAGGAGTGGGCGACGGAGGAGGGGTGGGCGCCGTGACCCACGCAGGGACGGTGACGTCGCCGTCCTGGGAGAGCAGCCACTGCAGGTTGGCCTGCGTGTACCAGGCGGACCCACGAACGCCCCACGATTCCGACCAGCTGTTGTCGAGGCGGAAGGCCTGCTTGGCGGCGTGGTAGGCGCTGATGACGTACTCGTGGCCGCCGGCCACCGCCGACTTGCGGTCGACGATGACGTAGCCGTCCGAGTCGACGTCGAACATGCTCTGCAGCCAGATGGTGCCGACCATGACCGGCCCGGACTGCAGTGCGCTCTTCAGGGCGTCGAGGGAGAAGGCGTGCTTGTAGCTGCTGGCCAGGCCGAGTTTCTGGAGGGCCTTGGCGGCGCCGATGCCGCTGGAGCCGGTGTCGTCGGGCGGGTAAGCGCCCTTGAAGTCGTCCAGGCTCGTGGCCAGGCTGTACACCTTCACGGCCAGCGTCTCGTCGACCGGAAGGACGCTGCCGTCGATGGTGACCGAGGTGAGGCCGGAGCGCGTGGCGCAGTCCGTGCCGACGAGGCCGGCCGCAGCATTGCCGGTGCAGGAGCCAACCGACCCCTGATCGAATATGGGCGTCCTCCGCTGCCAGTCCACCGACTTGATGGCCGACTGCGGCAGGACGCCGTGCGCGTAGTCCAGCGACCGCGGGTCGTGCTGGACGTGCCGGCCGAGACGCGGATCGGAAGGCACGAAGTGGTGCGTGTGCAAGGGCCCTCCCGGGCATGAAAAAGGCCCCGGAAGGGGCGCGGCTGCGAGCGGTGCAGGTCAGGACGGGGTCATGTTCCGTGTGGTGTAGGCGGTGTAGCCCTTGGTGCCGGTGACGTTGTAGTACTTGGGCGCGAGCAGGTTGACGAGTTCCTGCAGGAGTGCGTCGCCTTCGGACTCGGTTGCGGAGCTTTCGACGGTGATGGCCACCTGGAAGCCCGTGATCGTGGTCGAGTTGTAGCGGCCGTTGATGATCCAGGTGGTGTCGCTGTTCGACGTCTGGGGCTGGTCGAGGGGCATGCTGCTCCTATGCGGTGAAGGTGGTCACGATGACGATGCCAGCGGCGCCGTTCGACCCGGCGACAGCGGACTGGGTGGCACCCAGCGAGGGGCCTGAGGCTCCACCGCCGTACAGATAGCCGTCGAAGCCGCCGGTCGAGGTAGCGGCGACGCCGGTGGCACGGCGGACGTTGGACAGGTAACTGTTGCCGCCGTTGTTGAATTTGATCGGGGTGCTGGAGATGACCTGCCCGTTTCCGCCGTCGCCGCCCGCGATGCGGAAGTCGCCGCCGGTTCCGCCGCTGCCGCCGTTCGAGGCGCCGACGCTGGCCGCGGTCGTTGCGCTGACTCCACTGCTGCCGGTGCCGCCGACGGCGGTGATAAGAGCGCCGAATGAGCTGTTGCCGCCATTGTTTCCGGCGTTGGCGCCCGCGGCGCCGCCGGTTCCTCCCGCTCCGACGGTGACGGCGACGCTGGCCCCGGCCGCGCTGGGGGTGAACCAGCCTTCGGCGTATTCGCCGCCTCCGGCGCCGGGTGCGCACGCTGCCTGACCCGATCCTGTGGCGCCGCACCCTCCGGATCCGCCCCCGCCGGCCTGGACTTGGACGCGGACGAGGATGGCGTTCGCGGGCCGTATCCACGTGCCGGAGCTGGTGAAGATCTGCCGGTCGACGCCGCCGATGATGACGCCGTCTGCGGTCGTGGCCAGAGTCTGGAAGTGCTCCCAGAGTCTGGTGTGGTCTGTGCTCTGGGGGTACGTGATGCCCTTGGAGGTGTTCTGGGTCATGACGAGGTGCGCCTCCAGGAGAGCGACAGGGTCATGGCGGCGGACCAGCTGCCGCGTCCGGCCAGGTGGATGTAGGGGGTGTCGCTGCTGATGCTGATGGCGATGCCACCGCGGCTGCCGTCGATCAGGGACTGCCCCCATGAGGTCGGCAGGGTGAAGGTTGTCGAGTCGCCGATCCCTAGAGAGGGCCCGGTTGTGGATTCGTTCAGGGTGGGCGACCCGCTCGGGCGGCTGGTCTGGGAGACGAGTCGCAGGGTGACCGCGCGGCCGGCGAAGTCGCCGGCGGAGAGCCGTTTCAGCTTCAGGGTGGCCCTGGTGCAGGTGGCGCCGCTCAGCGTGTGGGGTTTGCTGCCGTAGAAGGCGCAGCCGGTGTTGCGGCCGTAGCTGCTGCCGCCGTAGCGGCCTTGGTAGAGGTCGAAGGAGTTCACCGGGTCGCCGTCGCTGCGCCAACTGCCGTCGCGGTAGCACGCGGTGACCGTCGGCACGCAAGTGAGCGTGCCGGTGGTGGTGGTCGGCTTGGACGGTGGCGGCGTGTCGCCAGTGTCGACAGGTGGACTGTCCGGTGGCGGCGGGGCGGCGGGCGCTACGACCGGTGCCGGCGGCAGCACGTTGGTGACGTAGTAGGTGCTCCCCAGCCGGGACAACAGCAGCAGGTTGCCGGTCGCCACGGTCAGCGCCAGTGCGACTCGGGCGGTGACGGTGGTCCCGGCGATGTCGACGAGGCAGGCGCCGCCGGAGGCCGACGACACGGCCATGCCGCGGATGGCGCCGGACCCTGTTCGGGAGGCGCGGGTGTCGGCGAAGTCGGCCATCGCACCCCCTTAGACAACTCGGACGGTCAGCGACTGCTCGCCCGGCGAGAACGGCAAGCTCATGGACTCCACGACGGCGAGCGTCTCGGTCAGGCCGGCGCCGGTGATGGAGACGAAGTCGCCGGGGATGAGCCCTGGGTGCGGGACCATCGTGACGTTGAGCTTGCGGAAGGCCTGCCGGCGCATGAGCTTCATCTGCGCGGCTGCGGCGGTCCGGCACTGCGCGACGGTGGTGAGCAGGCTGGACTGGTAGACGTAGGGGACAGGGAACGGATTGAACGGGCCGCCGTAGCGGTACGGCGATGTCCCGGCACCGTCGTAGGCGACGCCTTGCAACTGGTTGCCGGCTCCGTCCTCGCCCTGGGCGACGACGACGTTGAAGGCCCCGTCCCTCGAGGTGGAGCCCTGCCACTGGACAACGGTGCCGCCGTCCGGGTCATCGGTGATGACCTGCACTGGGGCGCCGACATCCGTGACCGGGGCGACGTACAGGTAGCCGTCCGCGGTTACGGTCGCCTCAGCACCCCAGGCGTCCAACACCTCTGTCAGGGCTCCGAGCCGATCGGTGTCCCATTGCATGCCGAGCGGCACGCTGCGGTCGGTGAGGGCGCCATCGAAGTTGATGGTGAGCGCTGGCTCGACCAGGCCGCGGATGATGGTGCCCAGCGTGTCGGTCGAGCTCGGCTGGAACGGTGAGATGAGCTTGGCCTCGTCGATCAGGGTCAGCAGGCCTTGGCAGTTGACGGTGACGGTCTCGCCGTCGGTTTCCGAGGAGACGATCAGGAACCAGCCGCGGTTGACCCATTCCATCTGCCCGCCGCCGATGTCGACGCCGTAGTCGATCCGCAGCTGCTGCCCGTAGGCGGCGAGCGGGTGGGATGGGTCGATTCCGGGATCCCAGTCGAATCCGCGG